CGGAGGGGGTCCGATTGCGGCAGAACTTACTGCATTTATTAATTCGCTCGTAGAGGGAGCTTTTATTTGTATTAATATTCTGTCAATTAACTGAAAAATGATTTTTAGTATTTACTAGGTGATCTTTAGGCGTTATTATTAGCGTTTTTAGATGGTCTTTATAGATATTTTAAATGGTTTTCTTAGTTAATTCCACGGTACGTCCAGTACCATCTCGTAACAATGATTGTTAATTGTTTATGAATGACATTTAAGTGTACAATGTGCATTTTTATGTGGTTACACTAAGCATTTTACAATGGTTTTAATTACGAGAATATCATCAGTCCAACGCCTGAACGACTTTAAACTCTGGCACACTTGTCCAATGCTTGTATGACTTTAAAATCTAGCACATGTTTTTTAACAACCAACTTTTTTAAAATGGATGTAGTTCCGTTTTCTTCTACAATTTGTATGAAATTTCTTCAACAATTTGTATGAAGTTTTTGTTTCTTTTAATCATTTGGACTTATCTTTTAGGTAGTCCCACTTTTTAGTTAAATGATAATTACAAAAATATAACCGAAATTATAAAAGTTTGTGAGTCCAACATGCTAGTTACTCGCTGCGGAGATGGCCTGGCGCAAGCCCCGTGTACTCCCCAGTTTGCCAAAAGCTTTGTTTTTAGCGGATACTCACTCGTAACACCAAAAAAAATATAAAATATAAATTACAAAAACATCGATTCCAAGCTTAGTGGTCTAAAACAAAGCAACTGTTTTATAGAAATGACAGAAATATATTCATTTCTTGGGTTTTCTTATAAGAGCTATGTTTCCCGTTAAAACTGCAACGAACCCGGAGCCGCGGTAGGATCACAATCAATGAATATGAAAGTCACTATAAGTACCAACGATATTGAGAAAAATGAATGCTCTTTGAGCAGGGACGCTGTCCCAAAAAACGACGTTTCAGATATTGAAACAAAAAGTGATTATATTGAGTTTAAAACTCTAACCCCGGATTTCGAATTAGACGACCCCCATTATACTAGTAATAGTAACTTGAACCACTGTTCCCCGACGTCAGCAAATAGGTGCGCAGATGTTTCTTGTAACGAAAATAGTGCTGATGAGGCTAGTCCTAAAAAGATTTATTTTGATGGAGATTTAAGGTCTCTTTCTCCTAGTGATGTATTGCATGACGAAGAGACAGGAACTTATTTTTCTGATTTTAAAATCTTACCACCAAATCCCCCTTGTCAAGATGATACTGATAAATTTGCGAATTTGATTATGAATACCATTCATGAGTGTTCTAAAGAAAATAGCGATTTGCCGTTAGAAGATCTTGCACAATCCATTTTAACCACTGGTAATGTACCCTATGAGTTTTTAGTAAAGCTAGCACAAACTAGCAATCCAAATCTCAAAGATGTTACAACACCAGATATGGTTGAATCAATTTTTGCAGCCATGATGGAGGATATCTCTCTTAGTGATGAACCAGTTAAGGAACAAGGTTTCTTTGATAAGTTCCAAAAAGATGTGATAGACGACGTCATTGAAGGTGTAGAAGACAAACATGGACTTATTTCTGATATAAAGGGTCTCATGGATTCTGTAAAGAACACAAATGAGAAACTTAATGATATATCGATTGAGTCAATTTTGAAAACAATATCTAAAAGTAAGACTGTTACGAATATAACACATAAAGCCACTCGTGGTTTAATGTCTATTCTTGTCTTTTCTGGTATGGCTATTTTATATAAATGGGAACCTTCTCATACAAATATGGCTTTACTAGTTATGTCTTTTTGCGCTATGTTGTACTTTACCAATTTCTTGGGAGGTATAGCACAAGCTTTTAAAGGCTTAGATATGTTTAAAAAGAACTTAGCAACTGATGCTGTTAAAGAGCAGGCTATGTCGGAAGGAGTTATTGGTATCGTGACATTTTTGTTAGGTTGCCACTTTAATTCTTACCACTTACCTATTGATATGATTTACAAGTCATTATCATCTTTGACTGGAACCAAACGAGGTATCTCTGATATCTATGATGGTTTAGTTGGAATTGTTGAGAGTGTTGTTAACCATGTTAGAGTTCAATACTTAGGTAGAGAAAAGATTGCCATTCTTGGTAGTCAATTGGCCGAAGTTGATTTCTACATAAACCAGGTGCAAAGAATCATGGATAGTGAAAATTTGTGCGTTTTCTTGAAAACAACAGAGAATTATCTGTTGCTCGAGAGTTTACGTAATGAAGGGGCTGTATTATTAAATAGTTTAAAAACTGATCCAAAGAGTATCAATGCAGTAATTATGTTGCGAAGTGCTCATTCTAATATTTGCAAGCTTATGAAGGATTTCCAATCTAGGAACATTAGTTCTGCTGGTAATCGTCAAGAGCCTGTAGGTGTTGTATTACAAGGAGGATCTGGAGTAGGTAAATCTATGTTAATGGAACATATTTGTAGCGCTTTTAGTGCTTCGACATTAACACCAGATCAAATGAAAGCTTATAATGAAAATAGGAAGAATTACATTTTCAATTATCAAGGTGAAAGTAGCTTTTTTGATGGTTATCAACCAACAACACATGTTACATACTTTGATGAAATGTTTCAAGCGAAGGATACTGATGGTAAACCTGATGCTGAACCGATGACTCTTATTAGAATGATAAATAGTTTTGAAATGGCTTTGAATTTTGCCAAATTAGAAATGAAAGGAAATGTTAAGTTTCACTCAAAACTTGTTATTGGAACAACGAACATGAAGCAATTCAAATTCAATAGTGTTATTGATTCCGAAGCAGTAATTAGGCGTTTGCACATACAAATTATTGTAGTGCCGAAACCACAATACTGTCTGAATCCTAAATTGGATTATTGGAATAGAAGATTTGACTATAATAAAATTGATGGAGCAGCTCATTACAAACATCAAGAGTATTATACCGCCGTAAATGGTAAAGCTATTGGTGAGCCCTTTGATTTTGACACCCTTATGACAAAAATTTTAGATCTTTACGAAGATAAGAAAAGATTCCATTTGGATAATATTAAAGCTTTCCAAGAAACTCAAGATAGGTATACTAAAATGAGAGACAAACATATGTTGGAAATGTTCCCTATGCCAAAAGAACAAGGTATATCTTTTGCGCTTAAAACAAAATTAGCTCAAAATGAATATTCAGCAGACATTGACATGTTTGGTAGTCAAGTTGACACTACAATACAACGTATTGTTAATCTTATTACTGCCGATGGTCCTGAAATCTATATCAAGCGAATGAATGCTTTGCAAAGAGCAATGGAACGTATATATACTGATGAGTCTCTAGCGAAATTCACTAATATGGACAAAATTGCCATTTTCTGTGAAGATGTTGGAACTGATGCTCTTGATATTTTCAAATACTGTGATTTCCATAAATATACTACTGATGAAGTACTTGATAGTGTTGAAATCAATGGTAGATTGACAGCCGAGTTACCTCGTATGGAATACACGTTATTGAGCGATGAAAGTTATTTTAATTCATTTATGGATGCCTGTGAAACTTATGGTTACAAGAATGTAGTCACAAAGTTGAAACAAGGTTCTAGTTGGATTAGTATCATTTGTTATGTAGGTATTGCTTTGTCTGGAACAGCAATGATTGTTGGCCTTATTAGACTCTTTATCCCTAGCTACAAAGCTGAGGAAGAATCTATGGGTGCTAGTGATAAAATGCGTTCGACGAAAACTAAAGTTGATCTGTCAAAAGGGTCAGCTGCGTTAAAAGCAACACTCCTGTCTAAAGAACAAGGCGGAGAGTTTGATTCAAATGGTTCAGATATTGCACTAAGTGTACTTCAGAGTAATAGTTTCTTTATTTATATAGGAGACACATTCTTAGGTAGTATACTTTTTGTCAAAGGTAGAGTAGCAGTGATGCCAATGCATTACATGCGAAAGATTCTGAACAAGTGTCAAGATGACAGTGAATTTATAAAAACTGTTGTCTATCTTCGCAAGAGTCCACATGATGCAAGAACATTGCGTGATGTTGAGCTCACTTGTAGAGTTAAACATATGATTGAAGGAATGGAATTCACAGAATATTCGATCTCACAAGACTTTTGTTTTGTTGAATTTCCAAAAGAGACAAGCGAAAAACGTAATATAGTGCCTTATTTCTTACAAGAAAAAGATCTCACTCGATTTGAACATAATATACATTTTATATTGGGTGACGGTGCTATGCGTCAAACGCGAGGTTTAGCAAAAGAACACAGTGGTGTAGTTGTCGAATCAGACGATGGAACAACAACAACTGTTGCTCATTCCTATACTTATATGGCTTCTACAGCTGAAGGTTCTTGCGGTTCTGTATTTTTTGTACTTAACCCTTCTGTTGAAAAACGGAAGATTGCAGGAATACACATTGCTGGTCATGCCACTGGTTGGGGTTTCTCAACTGTGTTAACTCAAGAAGTTATCGATGCACATTTAAAAGCTTACAAAGGCTTAGTAAATTGTGTAGAAAGTGAGCACGTAGCAATAGAACAATCATCGAATTTTCCTTACACACAGATTTCACAAATTGGAGTTTCCAAAAAGAAGTTTACTGTAGGAAATCGGACGTCTATTGTTAGAAGTCCTATTTACAATAAATATGGTTTTAAACCACTAACAATGCCGACTAAAACTCGTCCATTTTATGTGGATGGAGAGCAAGTCAATCCAGTGCAATTAGCCATGTCTAAATTTGTTTATCCTAAGAAATATATAGATGAAGATATGTTGCGCAAAGTTCGTGATAGTTATTACGACTTTCTAGAACATTCTTGTCACACACCTGTGGAAAGAAGATTATTAACTTATGATGAAGTTCTTAATGGTTCTAGGATTGATGCTGATATTAACGGTATTAATTTATCAACAAGTTCAGGTTTCACGATGAAATGTTCGAAACAAGATTATAAAAAGATCTTGCATTCGTTACCACGTGATTCTGATGAATATAGTATGTATAGTAAAATTGTTTTCGATGAATGTGATGCAATCATTGATTTGTATAAACAAAACATCAGACCATTCTTTGTATATATGATATGTCCAAAAGACGAACGGAAAGAAATTGAAAAAGTCCTTAAAGGGAAATTGAGATTATTTGCCGCTTGTGAATTTGAATATCAGATCGTATTTTGGAAGTACTTTGGTTCTTTCTTTATTTCTATGAAGAAGAATCGTATTGATAATCACTCAGGTGTTGGAGTTAATCCATACTCTGAAGAGTGGACAAAATTAGCAATGAAAATGTCTCAGTTTGATCCAGATCCTTTATCTGCAAAGGTAGGAGCTGGTGATTACTCTCATTTCGATGGGAGCGCAGCTGAACAAATTCATTATGCTATTCTCGATATTATCAATAGATGGTACGATGATGGTAATGACAATATTCGTTATTTGATATGGCAAGAAATTGCTAATTCACGTCAATTAATTGATAATGTTGTTGCACAGTTTTGTGGAGCAATGCCAAGTGGAAATCCCGCCACAACTTATATCAATATCATGTATAATGAATTTGCTTTTAGGTTATGTTGGGTGGATTTGAAACTTCCACTATTTGAATTCGATACGCATATTTTTGTTATCTTTTATGGTGATGATAATGCGTTTAGTGTACATCCTTGCTATAGACATATATTTAATGAGATTACTCTCGTTGAATCAATGGCTAAAATTGGTTTGGAATATACTACTGAATTAAAACAAGCCGCATTAGTGCCTTTTAGGAATTTAACGGAAATTGAATTTATAAAAAGGTCTTTTGCTTATGACTCTTTGAGTTCGCTATGGTTAGCGCCATTGCGTCTCGAAGTTGTATTGGAGATTCCTTGCTGGACACAAAGAAAAGATTCTTTGAATATAGTGACAGATAATGTTACTACTACGATAAGAGAATTATCTTTACATCCACGCAGTACTTTTGATGAATGGACGCCTAAGATTATAAAAGCATATAAGGAATTTATTCCTTTTGCTACATCTAAGACTACTTGGTCTACAAGCCACTCTCTAAATAGGGAGGTGGTTTGCAAGGCAGAGTATGCGTTCAATTAATTCAACCCGACTTGGAGTGTCGTTAAAAACTATCCCGGTAACGTATTGCCGTAAACACTTTCTTGTGTGATCTAATTCAATCTTAAGATTGGATTTGCTGCAAGAATATGAGATCTTAGCTATTTAGCTTACTGATCACGAGAGATTTTAAACTATCGAGATCTATTACTTCCAGAAATTACAGATAATAATTACTCTTCAACAAGAACGAATGAAGAGCAAACACGAAACGTAGAGAGTACAACAACTTTCGTGTCTGATGCCGATGTTGTATCATCAGAGGTAACTATGCCTAGCAAAGTTTCTTCCATTTTTTATAAGTCAAATACAGATAGCTATGCTCTCTCTATTAAAGCTTTCTTCGAAAGACCAATTAAGGTCGGGCAGGGAAACTTTTCTACAGGAGACACAGTTTCTACTTTTTCTGGCTATAATTTAACAACCCCACATGATTTAATTAGACCTTTTACTATTAGATTGGAAAAACTCAAAGGCTTTTTAGGCTTTAGAGCTACTTCAGTTCTTAAAATCGTTTTAAACGCTACGCGTTTTCAACAAGGTCGTTATATCCTAGCTTGCGTACCACTAGGTGGAGCAGGCTGTCAAACTGGAAATTCTCAGGCGTGGATCAATCAACATATATCGACTCTTATACAGAGGACACAGTTACCACATGTAGAAATTGATTTGAACTGCGACACTGAAGCAGAAATTCGTATACCGTACATATCTTGTGCGAATTATACACCAACTGCCTCTATTATCACAGATACAACAAATCAATCTTTTGCTGTTGGTCAGTTTATGTTATTTCCATACCAAACCATGTCAGTAGGTTCAGGTCCGACTGTCGCTGGATTCACACTCTGGCACAGATTCGAAGATGTTGAACTTATCTGTCCTGCTATTCCACAATCTGGTAGATTTGGTACTAGTGTTAGAAGGAAAGGAGCACCTACCGATGTTGAACAAAAGATGAATAATCTTGGTTTAATATCAACTCCACTAAATGTTGCTTCAAACATTTTTACTCAATTAACTCAGATTCCTGGTTTATCAACCTACGCTCAACCAGCAGCTTGGGTGACGGAGAGATTGTCTAAGTGCGCGTCTATCTTCGGATGGTCACGCCCCGCTGATAACAAACCTTCATCTAGGATGCACAGAGTTATTGCACCAAGTTTGACTACAATAGATCAAGTCGATACATCTTTGCCACTGAGTCTTTCAGCTCAGAACTGTGTAACAGCAGTTTCTGGATTCTCAGGAACAGACATTGATGAAATGGACTTTAAGAATTTTAATTCTATCTATTCATTCTTTCGTGCACAATCATGGACGAGTAGTAGAGCTTCAGGTGATGAACTAACTACATTTAATGTAAATCCTAACCACTACTGGGCACAAGTCTCAGGAAATGGCGGAAAGTTATTCAATCACTTTCAACCACTTTGTTTTACAGCACAATATTTTCAATATTGGCGTGGTTCAATCAAATTCAAGATTAAGATTGTCAAAACTGAATTTCATTCAGGAAGATTTTCTGTATCGTTCTCACCTTATGAACAAGGTGTTACCACATCTACTGCTACATACGTTACGACAGACTATTTACATAGAGAAGTTTATGATATACGTGAGAGTAGTGAGGTAGAATTTATTGTACCTTTTGTATCATCTAGTGCTTGGAAATCTGTGCTCGGTACAGACAACAATATTGGTGTTATTTACATCCATTGCGTTGAACCTATCGTGGCACCCACATCTGTTTCTTCAGATGTAACCTTGCTAATTGAAGTAGCAGGAGGCGATGATTTATCATTTGCTGTCCCTGTTTCATACAATTCGCAAGTCCCTGTTTTTGGTATCACCCCTCAATCTGCGGACTTGTCTCCCAAGCCTAACACGTGTCGGGAGTCAATATCCTATATTGGCGGTGCTACAGTTACAGACGACTTAGAAAACAGTGCATTTTGCATTGGAGAACATGTTTCTTCATGGCGAAGTATGCTCAAGATGTTCACCAATATCAGTGATGTTGCACAAGATATTGTTGGAACCAACATCCAATTTTCTATGTTACCATTTGCGTGGGATTATTATTTTGAAAACGCACCACCACAACTACCTAAGTACACACCTGACATTTATGGAACTTTATGTTCTATTTTTGCCATGTCTAGAGGTGGTGTTCGCATCAAAATGATTGATACACAAAATAATGCTGGAACAGCACAAGTTTTCGTTGGAAATACTATTTCAACAACAACTGCTAGTACTACTTTATTAAGTAGAACGGCTGTTGGAACTGACTTAGCTGGAATTGATCCACAACATTACAATGCAGGACTTAGGTCTTTCGCTGTGAGTTCTGTGGCAATACCAATTGAGGTAGCTGTACCACAATATCATCGTTTCCACAGTAGAACAAATGTTGATCATATGTGTAATTTACAGTATCAATATACTTATGCAATTGGTAGGTTAGCTACTCGACTTGTTGTAGATTTTCTATATCAAGACATTCCCTATGCTTGCTTGTTTAGAGCAGGTGCTGATGACTGCAACTTCGGTTGTTTCGTTAGTATCCCGCCTATGACAACAGTCGTAGCGGCCAATCGTGTGTAATTACCAAAGCCCGAAGGCGTTAAACTACCTCTTAACTGAGTAGGTCCGAAGACAAAAACTACATTAACTATTTATGTTTTAAATAGAGGTTATTACTTACAATACATAGCTGGAATCTTTACGGTTTAGTTCGCAGTTACCAGAAAAACGTCGTCCGTTGAAACAACGACCTTTTCACACGGGACCCTTAGAGGGTTGAACCTTATGTTCATAGTGTATGTTTACAAACATTGTGGCCCCAATCCTCTTATCGGGGGGTTTCGGTCAAAAGCAGTGTTTCAGTGCAGCGGTGCCAAGGAACCGTTCTTCGAAAGAAGACCATATCGATTCTTACACGTACTTGTGCGTGTTCGAATGGATACTTTATCA